AAAAAATCTTCACAGTCAGTGAGACCGGGATAAGCGAGTATCGTATCTCGAATCGTCTTAGCCATGATTGTTATTCTCCGTTTTCAGTATCCTGAATCGTTTGATCCTCCGGTTCGACGGTTTCACCCAAGAATGTCGCCGGGATATCATCCGTACCCTCGGTATCCTCGGAAGCGTTCCAATCCTTCCCATCCACTTTCATGATGAACATGGCATCCGGATCATTCACGACAGGAATAGCGTTCGCTTCCGCTTTCGTCCATTCCTTGAACGGTTCCAGCTCAGACCATTTGGTTACCAAGATCCAATCCTGCTTAACCATGAGAGCGATTTTCTGCAAGGTAGCGGAAGACTCGGCGGCGATCGGCCCATGCTGAATGTCACCCACCTTCAAATCCTCCAAGAAGCATACACGCTTACGCTCCCAAGGATTGATCGTCTTACGACGATGAGCACTATCCTCAATACGGACAGCTGGATTCACTGTGATAATCTTTACAGGAATTTCCTGTTCGGCCAGATACTCGTTGATGAGATTCTTTGTCACCAATATCTTGGAGGACGAATTAACCCATGCCTTTAACGTGTCGAATGTGGATTTCTGTTTCTTTAGCAAAGAGAAATCAGCCACATGCATTACAACGTAACGGATCGTCACCCCTTCGGCAGAAGCGGCCACAACCGTATCCTCAATATCCTGCAATCCATTGGCCGTTGTAGCGTTACTCCAGTCCGTAGTAGATTTACGCTGGTTCTTCTTCGGCATACCGCAACCGACAAACTCAGCCGTAACGACACCGCCATTGTTCTTTGCCGACAAATGGAAACCCGCACGGCTCATGAGCTGCATACACCACCATTCGAAACGGGCACGAACGGAGTTATACACGAAATCCTGATCCTTGAAAGCCAGATTCAACAATGCCAACTGGTCCGCGTCACCTTGCGCGTCACGTTCCAATTGCTTATACTCGTTGTAATCGCTCTCGTTCATGCCACGCTTGACGGCTGTCTTCGGGATATCGCCGGACAGCTTGCTGATCACCTCACGGGTCTTCTGCGGTGCGGAAGCGTCGAAAGAGATCACGTCTGCCATTACCGGAGCGCCTTTCTCACCGGTCAGAGTCTCCCACTTCAACGAGGTCTTTCTTTTCACCCCGAAGAAGTTCGGGAAGACAACCGGTTTCACATGACGGGTATTCAAACGGGCCGCCATGTTCTTTTTATTCACTTGCTTAATTAAACTTCTTTCCATATATCTGATCTTAATGGATTACACAAAACGGATAAACGACATTAATGCCTTCAAGTCCTTATCTACCGGGAACGGCATACAGGATTTGTTTACCGTACCTCTTACCAATAACCCGGACTGCTGGTTGGCTACAGTCAAGTCGACTTTATTCATCGTGACAACCAATTCGCCATCATAAGGCAATTTGGCGGCTTTCGCAGCCTGTTTGTCTTTAGCCTGAACCAATACCTGACCTTTTGCGGCAGCACCGATAGTCGCTTCCAACGTGATCGTATCAAACTCCGAATTACTCTTATCAATAGCCGTGATCTTATCGGATGCGCCTGTCAACGCTCCACCAACCGTCACGAAGTCACCCACACCGAACAGATGGTTCTTGGCCACTTTATACGTTGTCGCATCGGCAGCGGCCGCTTCTGAAACCAACGCTGTTTTCAATACATGATACAGCCCCGTTTCCGGATCTTTCACCACAATCACGATCGGAGGCAGTTCGTCCAACGACTTGCCATTGAACAAAGCGTTCTGCAAGTCTCTGCGGTCAATCGTCCCACCGCCAATCACATCCTCAATAATCTTTTCAATTCCGGGAGGATACTGGAATTCTCTTTCTCTTTTTCTGTACATAACGTTACACTTTTCTTGGATTATTCAATACCCAGGTTCACCACACCGGGATTATTTGCGCTCTTGTCGGCATCCTGATCCATCAGCTTCGCCCAATCCGCCTCGGAACGCTCCGGAAGATTCACGGAACCGGGAGCGTAATCACCACGGGCCACGGCATCATCGATCGCCTTTTGCTGGATTCCGGTAAACTCTTCGGAAAGCGCCTTGATTTGATCCTCGATAGAGGTTTCCGAAGCCAATTCCACACGTCCCAGCCAGCTATCCGGAAGACCGACATCCTTCAACTGCTTACGGACTGTTTCTTTCTTGGCCTCGTTCGCTGAGTTTGTAATGGAATCGCCCACCTTCTTAGCCATATCATCGACGCTCTTCCTCATACTTTCCAGATAAGCTCTGACTTCCGGACTAAGACCCTTCAACAACTCTTCTTCAGTTTTTTTATCCTTGTCCTTATCCGGATCTTCTACCGGTTTACCATCCTTCAATCCATGTTTAGCTTCGTAAGCGGCAACAGCAGCCGTTTCAGCCGTAGTCTTAGCTTCATTCTCCGCTTCCTGAATAGCCGGGAGGATATTTTCCTTGAACAGGTCCACGAAAGCCTCCATCCCCTCGGCTTTCTCAATCTTGAACGTCTTTTGAATACGTTCCGCATACTTCTCCGGCACGCCTTTTGTCTTACATGCCGCCTTGATTAAATCTAAAATTGTCATAAGAGTTTTCTGTTTAAAATATAAGGGAGGGGAAGAAAATTCCGGGTACAAAAAAAGCCCACCGGACAACCGGCAGGCTTTCATCTCTAATTATTCCTATAAGAATATATCTTGTCAAATCATGTGATTGGATCTAAGCCATTGTTTGCCAGAAGGCGTAAGGCAATAGATCAAAAATGCGGCACAAGGTATGCCTATCACGGCGAATCCAATTATAGCTCCCATTACTTATCCTCCTTTTTCTTATTCGTTAATACCAATCCTGCTATTAAGGCTAAAATAGAAGACGTAAAGCCTAGGCCATAAATCAGCCACTTATTATCTTCCATATCCTTGAATAAAGACGCTACCACTACACCTGTAAAGATATATTTCGAGACATCAATCAAATAGTTTCCTAATTTCTCTTTCCACATAACGCAAAAATAGCACAACAAGATGAAAACGCAAAGGTATTTCTATTTTTTCTTGTGGGATTCAGAATTAGTGCTCATCTTTGTGGAGTCTATCATATTTAGCTAAGGGATGTGGGCATTTTTTATGTACACACATTTATTGTATAACAATATTTGGTATTCGTGTACCCCTGTGTGGAACTGTAATGGGACCACAACATCCCTTGGAATGTGATAGACAGCAGGAAAGGCACGAATACCTTTTTTATTATAATTGATTATGTCTATCAATTCCAAGGATTCCAATGCCGCCAACAATAGTAACGGCAAAAGGACGGCCCAACCCTCCGAAATGGGTAAATACTCCGCACCTGAACTACAAGCCGCGTTCAATTCCGGTCGAGAAATCGGAAGAACCGAAGGAATGCTATACTACATCAAGCACGCTTCCGAGAACATGCAAAAGGAGGCTGAGAAGTTAAATTCGAAACTACAGGTACAAAAAGCGAAAGTATAATAGAGATACTACGTGGCAATTGAGTAAACAATTTAGAGGGCATCGGGTGTATTCTGTAAATTGCCACTTTACTACAGAATCCCCGTTGCCCTCATTTTCTTTAATGAAGCAACCATTCAGTGAACTCCTCATGCTCCATCATAATCGGCGTAGATATGCAAATACAAAACGGATGCCATCCTGTAAACTTGAAATCTTTCGAATATAGCCCCGCCTTGGCGTCACACACAGGACACGGACCGTGATTCGATGGTGAACGTTCCACCTCTATACTGATCACGAAGTCCATATTCTGCCAACGTTCATAATCGGCAGTTCGAAAAGCCTCGTTTGTTTTCGTTGCTGCTAGTCGAAGGGAGTTTTTATAAGACGAGCGATAAACACCCTGCCCCGGATGATAATCTTTCATCGGTTGGGATGGGACCAATTTGCCATTCGCATCCCTTATACGGCGGAAACGACGGTTGGGTTCGTTTAGTAATTGCCGTATATCTTGGCTGATCAACGCAGCCGGACGGCCGGAAGACAAACCCGAAGAAAGATAATACTCCAGATTATCCATAGCTCCGTCCGTTATATCCCAGACACGGGAGGATATAGTTTTGCCAAATTCATCTTTACGCTTCAACAGGGTATTCAATGCGTCGGAACTACGATAGAACATCTTTTCCCGTAACGTAGTGGAAATGGCCATATCCTTGATATAACCCGTTACCAGTTCATCCACTTTTCTATTGCCTAAATTCCATACATCGGTAGCCGTATTGGATATATTGCTTACGAGCTGCGTGTGTAAATCATCCAACAGACGTTCAATTTGCTTTTCAATAGTAGCATTACCTATCCATACACGGTCACCGCCATGATCCGACCATTTAGCAAGAAGAGGTCCTACCCTACGGACAAACTCGTCAAACGAATACTTTATGCTGCTTTGTTGCCGGAACAGACGTTGTAGGAACTGTTGCTCATGAAACGATAGTTCTTTCATTCTCCATATCCCATTGTTAAGCCGATCATATTATTGCGTTGCGCTGCTGTATCTTCCTCTTCCTCCATCAGCTTCATTTCTTCATCCAAGTCTTCCGTCAAAGGAGAATGAGCCGTAACCGTGCGTTGGGCGTTGATCGGTTTACCTCCATTGGCAAGGGACAGAGTTTGCAATGTCTCGGACAGATCTTCCGGCAAAATAGAACCAAATTCCACATCAATCAGGTTGTTCACCAATTGAGAACGATACTTGATGTTGGTAATATTGCATATCCCGGCCAACACGACCGACACACAACGCTGGACAACCGGACCGAATGTCTCCATGTTCTCACTCGCCTTGATAGTGGCATCCATCAGCATAAACTTACGGGCAACTCCGGATAGGTTACCAATGCCTTTCAAATTGTCAAAAGAAAGATCCGGCGTGGATGTCCCGGCAAATTGTTCACTCTTCGTTTCCTCCAATTCTTTATCTACCGAAGGCTGGGAACCGGTCCACGTCAAATAATCTGCATCGCCATGATATTCCTTACCGGAAACTTCGTCGACTTTGATCGGGAAGTTGATATCCTTCCCGGTTGTTTCCTTCGAAGGCAAGTCTGAATCACCATACGTTTTCAAGATAGGTTCCGCAAAGTAATCGTTAGTGTCAGCCATACGGGACAAACGCATTTCCCGTGCGTCCATGATACCGGCAACCTCGTCCCATTCCGGTTGGAATACATCAGCATACACGACCGGAATCTTACCAAATAGGTTCGGAACCTCTTTTATTACCCAGCCACCCATTTCATCGATAGCCGTAATAATCGTATCTGCTGTCCAGACTGTACAGCTGTTCCGGATCATACCATTAGAGTTCACTTGGTAACGATGGATAAAGGCATCCATATCGTCGTTATCATCGAAGTGGGGATAAAATTCAGAGAAAGTATTTTCATTACGGGGAACGGAAAGCGTTTTCACCTTCAACTCCGTAATCAAGTTGCCGTCTAATCCTTTGGATGTATACGGATAGAACACAAGGGCAGCCTTACTTTCAGAAAGTACCTTGCGAGCAAATGACTTCAAAACGGATTGCATCTTCAATCGGCGTTCCCATACACGTTTGAACTCTTGGAAACCATCGTTCTGATCCGTTCCCGTAATCGTCATTTGCCCACCAAACAAGAAGGCGACAGAGGTACGCACCTCCTTTTTCGGGAAGTTGGTAACGATACGTGCCACATCAACAATCTTGTCTTCCAGCCTTAGCGGATTGCCCTCTTTATCCATCAATGTCTCCGAATAGACTGCCAGCCGTTTCGGTTCACGCCAGCCGACAGAGGTTTTACGCCGACGGCGCTCACCGTGATATTCTCTGTAATATTCCCTTGGTTCCCGGTATTCTATCGTATCGACACATAGTGTACTAACTACCTGCCCAAAATCTTCATTTGCAAGGATGTCGTTTATACTTGGCATATACTTTTTTAATAAAATATATGCCAAATAATTATTTACTTAATATAGTGGGCAACTTTCTATTTTTAGAGTATCAATATTCATTCTCATCTCTTTTATCTCACAATAAGGATGAACTTCTTTTAAATTTCTCACAAAATCTTCTTTATTAAAGTCTTTGTTTTTTTCAATTCGACAACCTAAATAAATTTCTTTTATAGCATCAAAACAATATATATCTCGTTTAGGGGGATTAAATGCAATCATCCTATATTCATGTTCATACTCCCAAGCGCTTGATTTCGTAGTCAACATTTTCACTATATACTCATCATAATGAGACCCATTGTTAGAAAATTCAACTTCTGGTCTTTTATCCTGAAGACAAACAGGTAGTATTTTATACCCCGATATTTCCTCTAACTTTTTAGCATCAAATCCTATACATACCCCTTTATGAGAATCAGCATAATGAGCCCACAATAAATCATTATTACAATCAGAAGATGCACAAAAGACACCGTATTTTTTTAAATCCTCTTTTATCTTGGGAGTAAAAAATTCCCGAATATAAGATGTTACAGACTCACTTTGCCAATCAATATCATTAAAATCTGGCATATCTTTTAAGTATGGATACAAATTCAGTACTTTTTCTTTAGTGATACCCTTATATTGCGGAACAATTTGTCCTTCAAATGGATCATTCAAGCTTTCAAAATCTGATAGATAAATTTGACCTTCAAATAATAGTTTTTTAGTAAATTCATTCAACGAACCATTTTTTCCATCCCAAACTCTGTATTTATATAATATATCTCCACTCATGTCTCTTTTATTATTTTCACAAAAATAGTATTTATCTAGCTCTTGCAACCTGTCTAGTCCTATTATTTTGACACAACCCGATAAACTCTACATTCTCCGCAAGGATCGTCATGCCGTCCGGTGCATCGTCATGCTTATTGCCACCTTCTTTCTTGTAACCTGTAAATGCTTTCATAAACCGGTCGTAATCCGAACCTTTCTTATACTCGCTTTCTTCCAAGAAATAACAATGTTTCTTGATCCAACCTGATTTCAGCAAGATGCGGGTTTCCTTATTGGCAGTTGTCGGTTTCGCCTGAATGATACATTTCTCGTTCTTTGCCTTTACCGCCTTACGAACATTGAGAGCGAAGATACGGCCACCATTGTTACTCTCGATACGCATATTGTCGCAACGGGTATCAAGGATCAAGTAAACCAACTTCGGTTCGGTGATCTCGACATTATCTTTCGTAAACAGCACATCGGTAATGAAATACTTCGTACCGAATACCTTGGCAATCGGAGCACAGAAATCATCGTCTCCCTCGTCAGCCACATCGGTAGCTCCGATAACACCGTCCGGTTGCTTGCCTTCGATATCCGCCAGCTTGAATCGATTGAGCTCTGATTTAGGAAATAACAATCCTATTGCCTCGATCGGCTCCTGCATATACTCAGCACACCAAATCATGTCCTCTGTTTCTTCCCGTAGTTCTCGGTAATATTCCGTCGTATGTACGTCCTCGCAGAATGATTCGTCGTTTTCATCTAAGGCAGAGATACGAATAATCTCGTCATACTTCCCCATCTCTTCCATACGGCCGAGCACATCTGTAGCCGACCAGCGAGTACCAATATCAATAGAACAACAGTTCCCCTCGATACGGGAATCGTGCGTTCCCTGTTTCCATGACCATACTTTTTCATTGTTGGTATCAGAGAGCGCATCTTCCAAACTCTTATACAAGTCATCCGTCATGGCAAGCATAGACGCACCGAAACCAATTACCGTACCACCCACACCGGCACCGAAGTAACTTACCTGTCGGGCAGTGTCCAAACTCCAGCCGTGTACATTCTGTTTATCCCCTCGCAGTTGTATATCCGGAAATATCTCTTTGAAACGAGAAGAGCGAACAATATCGCGTGTATCATAGGATAGTTTATTATACAGTGTATCGGAGCAACAGTTACGCATAACCGATTCTTCCGGAAAGTGGCCAAGCATCCACGATATGAATAAAGACGAAATATAGGATTTGCCAGCACGTGGAGGCATAGATACAGCCAACCGGCGAATTACACCTGACATATACGATTCATATACACGTGTGAAAGCATCAGCCACCTTCTTCAAGAACAGACGCTTAGCGAAGAACTTGGGGTCATGATATAAACAGTAGGCCCAGAAATCATTCCGAGCCTCCCGCTTACGCAATATGGTAGCTGCCTTTGCTTGCCTGATTAATATGTCTCTTTTACTCCTTTTCGCCACGGATAATTGCTTCTAATTCTTCATCCGACATCGATTCCAATTCATCCCCCAGCTTAACAAGGTTCTCGACCTCTTTCTTATCACGCCACTTAGCCGGCTGCCGGTTCTTCAACCAAAAAATAGCGGCTGTCGTATCCGGAGGATAATGCTCGATATACTCTACTTTATCCGTAATCCGGCCCTCATTGGTAGCGAACTTCGTTGCCTTGGCATCGTAGCCAATCGCACGACTGTAAAGTCTCGAAGCGACATTAGCATCAGCGACAGCCTTTCCCTTTTTTAAGGACTCAAGAAATTGAGGGAACTTCTTCTTCCAACTATTAAGCGTTTGTTCTGAGACAGAGAAGAACTCGGCTATTTCTTTATCTGTTGCACCTAACAAACAAAGCTTTAGAGCCTGCTCTGCATATTCTTCTCTATATTCAGATTTACGCCCCCTACTTTTCTTTTTTACTTCATTCTTCTCTGTCATAATTAACCAAAACTAACGAATCGGGACAATTCTGCCCTCAATTCAGGTAAACTTCCATTATCAAAATAGAAAGAAGAACACATTTTACCTTCCTTCTTTACTCCACGCATTGACTTACACAAGTGTTCCCCTTCCAATACGATACCCATCGCCAAAGGTGGATATTCCGAACCTAACGCTTCTTGGAGCATCACGATGATATCTTTCGCTAATCGCTCTTGTACCTGTAACCGTGCCGCACAATAATCAACGACACGACCAACTTTCGATATGCCTAGTATCTTACCTTTCGGATTGGGTATATAAGCAAACCAATACTTCCCAAAGAAAGGCATCATATGATGTTCACACATTGAATAAAATCCACCTGAATCCGCGATAACACTATCACAAGAAAGGCCATCCACGCCATTTGGGAAGACCGTTATTTTAGGCACTTGTGACAGATCATATCCACGAAAAATCTCTCTCCACATTCTTATGATACGATCCGGCGTTCCCTTCAAGCCCTCCCGACAAGGATCCTCGCCTATAAAAGAAAGGATCGTTCTTATCGCACATTCAATATCTTGTGTGTTTGTAAGCTTAACTTCCATTTCGGATGCTCTTTAATATAGTTAATAACTTCCTTCGTATTCTGGCCGGAACAAGGCTGCAAATAATATACTCCCGCTGAATATTTATCATATTGCGACATATCCTGTCCGGTATAGACTACCTTCAGTTCATTCGGGTTGATCACGACTGTTTTACCGCCCTCTTTTGGGGAACACGTAATCCAGTCTATATTTACAGGTGGAACCAAAGTTCCATTTGTCTCAATCTGAACAAATCGGCCAGTGGCCTTGATCTTAACAACCAAATCATATGTAACCTGCATACAAGGCTCTCCGCCTGTCAATACGACATGCAAAGCCGGATAACGCCTTATTTCCGCAATAATCTCATCATCACTTAACATCTTGCCTTCTTTGTGTTCCGTATCACAGAACGGACACCTCAAGTTACATCCAGAGAAGCGAACAAAAACAGCTGGCGTACCAGTAAAGTAACCTTCACCTTGAATGCTGTAAAAAATCTCATTTATCTTCTTCATACCATGCTATATTATTTTCTGATTCCTGAACCATTACTTTGAAGCACTCCGGTATCTGCTCACATATCCACTTTGCCAGGTTTTCAGCTGTAGTATTAAACGGAAGAACCTCGTTTAGGTTCTTGTGGTCCAATTGTGATTGTACCTTTTCTTTGATATGACTGAAGTCTACCACCATGCCATCCTGATTTAACTTTCTCGCCTGGCACCATATTGTAATAATCCAGTTATGTCCATGCAAATTCTCACACTTACTCGCATAAGAGAGTCTCAGACTATGAGATGCCGATACTTCAAGACGTTTCTTTACTATATACATAATTTTTATTGATAAAGAGTTAATACCTGTCTTATCTCTTCCTCCTCCCGTTTCCGGCCATACTCGCCAGATTCGATCAAAGGAAGTATTTCACGTTTTATATAAGATATATTCTTGTCTATTACTTCTCTGGGGAACGAGTATCCGTTCAATGCAAAAGCAATGAATTTGCGGAAACACGGTTTACAGTTCCAACATTCGTACCCATCAACAGGAGCATAACAACTGAACGACGAACTAAGCGCATCATCAATATTACCACCTTGAATAAGGTATTGCTTCAATAGCTCTGTCTTGGTATATGCTTTATAATCCAAGTTTATCCGAATCGTCCGTTTTTCAGTCCAATGTTGTTTCTGGTAGAGATATCCGAGTAACTCCTCGTACAATTCGGCAAATACAGGTGATTTATCAAGAACCCGGTCACCGGCTGTGGCTCCCAAACAGATTTCATCCCCATAGTTCGTTGCAATACCGATTAGATACATATTCCGGAGAGGAATAATCTTATCCTCACGTTCCCATTTTGATAAATCCAACCTTTCAATAACAACATCATCCGGGAGACGCTTCATTTCTTCTTTTGAATAACGGGTATTCATATCAATATAAAGCTTTATATCCGGCTTCCAAAGTTTATCAATCAACCAGCTATCCATGCCTCCTGAATACAGAAGGACTTTTTTATTATAAGTATTGTTCTGCATACCTTTGAAATTTTATCCATTCATTAAAATTATGTCTATTCGATAGATCATGATTCTTAGCTCTCATCCCCTTGGGTGGATTACGATATACCATTTGCTTTCCGTTGAAGAAATAAACCCGCCCAAACTTGGAACCAGCCAGCCAGGTCGTACTATCGACACTATCAAACTTCAAAAAATGGAGAAGTGTCGTATTGGTAAAGCCAAGTCCATGAATACGAGCTCCTGCGGAATGCGCTTGATCGATAAACCATTTCAGTATCATAGGATTCTGTCTTATCCTCCTACCCTCTTCCATTGCTGTAGTTGTACCAATTGCTACAGAAGGATAATCCTCACACATCTGAATAAAATATTCCCTTCCTCGGCTTGCATGCCAAACAGGAATAGGTTGCCGTCCTATGCGATCTTCCAAGTATCTTCGATAATATTCGACCTTCTCCAGTCCAACGACAACGTCTATATCCAGCTCAAAGAAACGTTGAATGTTATTCTTTAAAACAAAGTCGGCATATTTCTTAACATAGCCATCCCAGTCAAAACTATCATTTTTCCCAGAAAAAGCAGAAAACGCCCCGCTATCAAGAATATGCTTCTCTTGACAGACATAACTACCATAATGCCCTGATTTATGCTCCCAAAAAGAACTTAAAAGATAGATATCCTTCGTGTCAATATTCCATCGTTTGGCACAAGATTTATAACCGGCAAGATATAAAATCATACCTCTATTTCCTTTCCGCAGTGAGGGCAAATCATCGTCTTTCTTTTATTCTCAACCTTATCTGCTCCCTCAAAGAAGCGGTCCACATCTGTCGGCATATCATCAAATGGAAGCTCAAATTCCCAATCGCCAAGTTCGTCAATACCAAAATCTTCAACAACGGCAGCAAAGTCGAACATGGAAGTGTCCGATGTATGGTTGTCAGCCAAAGCCAAAAGCTTTCTTTTTTCATCTTCTGTAGACAAATCTGTTCTTCTAATAGCAATCAGTTCATTTCCGTCAGACTCTACAACCCGAACCTTTAACCCCAGCTCCAAAGCTTGCTCATAAACACCATTTCCTGCAATAATAACATCATTCTTATCCAAAAGAATAGAACGGCCGGTACCACAATCCTCTAGACTCTTCTTTATAAGCCGTTTATTTTTATCGGTATGAATACGATAATTTCGGGGGTCATACTTCAATTCTGCCATAACTTTTATTCTAAAATATAACAGGGGAAATCTATTAACCCAAATACTGCTGCAGTTCCCGGATAGCCTGCTCTACACTACGAACAATCACATATTTACTTCCTGCCATCTCAACCTGGCGCTGATACTCCTTTTGCTCTGCCGACTGTCTACCTGTTGGAGTTTTGAACTCAATGCAGAGGGATGCGTATCCTTTTTTGGGAATTAGCAAAATAACATCAGATACACCACGCTTCACACCCTGTCGCTTCATATTGGCTGCTTCTATCTTATGCCGGCTACCACCATTCGGAACAGCAAAAAGAAGCCGGTCCGGAAGATTCGGGAAGAACAAAGGAACCTTATTGAAAAACTCCGACTGAATCCGAGCTTCTTCGTTGTCATGGTGTTGCTTTTGTTTTGGAGGGTTCTTTTTATCAGAGTAGCAATTATAACAGATATGTCCTTCTTCTGTTTTGATCACAGAAACTGTTTTTCGGTCACAGGCTATACATTTTTGCGTTTTCATATCTTAGTTTCATATAAGATATAAAGAACAGAAAGAAAGCCCTCAGGATTACCAAGGACTTTCTTAGCTCACTTCTTTCGTGATTTGAGCCTAATCGGGTTCTATTTCGTGCCGGCTCCGAACTGTTTTTTTACCAATATAGTAATTACTGTTTGCACATGTTCGTAATATTTTATTTTATGTGACCAAATCTGAGACAGATTAATAAATTCTTAATTCTAATTTGAAAATATCAAATAATATTTGAGGAGATTTAATCTTAATAGTCCGATTACTAATATATTAAACATTCTTACTCCGATTGTTGTCATATAAAAATCACTTTCTATATTTACACTGTCCTACAAAACAATAGGACAATATTTTTATGAGGAATAAAACTATTATAATTAGGAAAATTGGTAAAAACGGCAAAGGCCAATTTTCAAGTTTAGCTTATGCTAAAAGGTACCCACATTTAGTACAGAAGGAAATATATCGTTTCCAAAAGTGTAAATGTCGTTGATTCTTAGGACTACCCTAAGACAATCTTAGGATAGTCCTATTTAAGTCATTCATCGTCGAAACCCTCCTGATGCAAATTGTATCCAGTTAATATAGCCTTCTTCAATTCTTCCCGGATATCACAATTATCTGATCTTGAAGAAATCATTCGGTCGGCTATCTCATAAGCCCGCTCTTCCAAAGTCTTCTTGCCAACTTTCGAGTACTGAATAGCCATACGGGTATTGTATTGTTCCCCTTCATGGTTGATCACCTGGGCCAAAGCAATTTCGCCGGCATTTATCCGAATGCCTTCTTCTGACCATCGGAGTAACATAAACTGAGTCAGCTTTAAAAACTGTTCTCCACCTTCGTCTGCAATATTCTTCAAGAACTTGCAAACAACTTTGTCTTCTTCTTTTGTTAGTTTCATGATTTTTTAGTTCAATAATTTGACACAATAATAATAAATAAGTTTATTTGTAGTCTAAATGCACTATTGACCGGTTAGTCAACATCCAATTGACAAATGGAAAGGATAGGTTCGACTCCTATCAATGTGCAAAAGAGTATCAAACTCCAAAACAGGGAAGATAGTCATCGGAGAAGTGGTATCTTCTTGCAATCAATGCTGTTTCTTTTTGGGAGAAAGATTGCCTTCTGGTTCTTTCTCATAACTTAAATCATAAAAAAATGAAAAAAGTTCATATAAAGAATACAGTAAAGTTCATTGATAAAATGATTGATTGGGCATATAAATTAGCCGTTGTTGGTAATTTTATATGTGACCTTTTGGATCGTCTTGAACTCTTATAAAAAATTTCTTTTTACCCAGAGGTGACAGCTCTGGGGTTTTTATATATCTTTA